TAACATCTTACAAGACACGAAGAGTGTATGGAGCTATGGCTGGATATGATGAACCACAGAAGATTGTGACTGGTTTACAGTTACTACAAGCTGGTATTATTGACAGACAAACACTACAAGAAAACCTTGATGGTTTAGATAACCTTGTTAGAGTTAACGATAGAATTACAAAAGAAAAAGCAGACAGTGTATTGTTTGATACATTGTTAGCACAAGCCCAACAGGGTGACCCAAAGGCAACTATGGCTGTTGTGCAGATAAGAAAGAATCCTGATAATATGCAAAATATTTTAGATAAGTTCTTTACAGCAGAAGAGCCAGAGATACCAACAGCTGAACAAGAATTGCTTGGAGGAGGTGCCTTGCCACCACAAGGTCCTCCACCAGGCATAGCTCAACTACTTGGTGGATTAGGAGGATAATGTCTATAGATAATAAGTTTGAAGAGATAGTAGATTTTTGTTTGTCAGATGTTGATGAGCTATGTGATGATATTATTTTAAAGGAAAACATTCAAAGTAAAGCATATACAGACCAAATGCCACCAATGGTGTTTCCTTTTGGTTATATGATTATAAGTTCTACTTTTACATTTTTTGAAGAAGAGGATTAAGATGGCGACCAGGAGTAAACCAAAAAAAACAGTAGCTAAACCAGAATATACAGGTTTAACTTATGGAACTACAGAAGATGTTAACAAAATGATTCCTACTATAGATAAAAGAAATCAAGCTATACCTCCTGCATCTACTGCAAATAAACAAGATAATACAAGAAATGTAGAGTCAATAGAAGAAGAAACAGCAGTTGCATCAAACGCAGGTGGTCAACCTACAGCAGTTGCACCTATGAATATGGGTAATCTATTAGATATAAAAAGAGAAAGTGAAAGACCAAACGAAGATTTAACAGCTGGAGCTTTTGTAAATAACATAAGTCCAACACAAGCAGGAGATTTAGATTACTTAGTCTTAGCAGACTTAGCTGACAATAGTGATGTAGATGCGTTAAGACAAACATTTAGTTTTAAATAATGGCAAATCAATCTGTTGGTCCATACACTTTTGGTGAAGAGTACAATCAAATAAATGAGAAAAGTAAAGCATTAGAGTTATCTTATAATAAAAAGAAAAATCAATTTACATTAGACCAAGTAGAAAGAACTAAAGAGTTAGCAGAGTTATATCCTACTGCTCAATCAGGACTTATATCCTCTGCTGTAATAAAAGGACTTAATAATAAAGAATTTGAAGAACTTTTAAAACTACAGTATAAAGCTGTACCTAAATCACAACCTGTATTTCCTAATGCACAAGGTAATGATGTTTTAAATTCAGCTATGTTTAATTCAACTTATGGAAAAGTATTTAATGGTATAGGACAAAAGTTCAAACTTCCAGAAGGAGCTAAATTTTGGAATAAAGGAACTTATACAGATGAACCTGTTTATGGAAAGTTCAAAGGGATGTTTAGATTACTTGGACTTGTTGGAGAATCTTTTGCTAACACTACTGTAGGTAAACCTGTTAGAGCGTTTATAAAAACAGCTGATGATTTGTTTGAAGCTCCTATCAGTCAAGCAGGAGAAATAAAAAGAATAGAAGCAGAACAATTAGCACAAAAAGCACAAAAAGGTGACCCTAATGTAACTATGTATGATGTTGCTGTTGCTAGAGATGAAGCAAATAAAGCGAATAGAATAGGGCAAATAGCAGGTTTTGGATTAACGCTATCAGGATTGCTAGGACAAGGAGCACCAGCAGGTTTAAGAAAAACTGTAGGTAAAACATTTGCAGATAATTACAAAAATGCTGGACCATCTGTAATGGGTGTAGCTGGTCAAAAAATAAGAGAAGGTCAAAATCCTGGAGCAGTTTGGAAAAGTTTTGGTGAAGGTTATTTTCCACAAGGACCAGTAGTAGCAGAAGCACTAGAGCAACAAGAAGCATCAAAATATAGAGGTGACTCTATAACTTTAGGTAAATATTTTGCTGAAATTATAGGTATAGAACAAGGAACTAAATTATTTAATGCTGTTTCAGGAAGTATAGACTTTTATAAAGTACTTGCAACCGACCCATTTTTAGTAGCAGGTAAAATAAACAAAGGTATTAAGTTTGCTAACAGTGTACAAGGAAAAATACAGAAAGCATACAAAGCAGGAGATGTAGAAAAAATACCTGTCATCATAGATGATTTTTTAGCTTCGCCAAAATCAAATACTTTTTTACAAGCATTTGCAGATTCAAATGATTTTAAAAGAATATTTGATGCAGTTAAAGATGCCGAACTAGCTCTTAATCTAGTTAGAGCTAGAAACATAGATGAAGTAACAGATTTATTTAAAACTTTTGTAACTAAAAATCAAGGCATTGGTGTACCTGCTTTAGTAAGGTCTAAGAATAGTTTTGGTTATAACAAAAACTTAGTAGATGCTTTAAGTAAAAAAATTAAAGGTTCAAAAGCAGCTTACTCAAAGTTTGGTGAATGGACTCCAGATGCTGGTGCAGCATATAAAGATATTGATGACTCTGTACGAGTATACAATCAATGGATGGTTGAATTTAAAATGCCTAAAAATATTGCTAATCAACTTATGCAAGAATTTGCTGAGCATACAATCGCAGGTAATAGGTCGTTAATGAATAAAGTTTTATACGAAAAAACTCCTGAACAACTTAAAGCATTATTAAAAGCTGATGGGTATTCCAGTAAAACTTTAAAGTATGTAGATGAGTATTTTAAAGAGTTACAAGGTGTAGGCAAAGGAGATTTAAACATAAAATCATACTGGGCAAAATTAGGAAAAACAGAAGGTGGACAACTAAGTCCTATGGAAAGAGTCTTTAATGGACAAAGAAGTATTCCAGGACCTGATGGTAAGCCAATACCAATGGCAACACCTTTTGATGTAGGCCAACATTTTAATGATGTATGGAGTTTAGGTAAACCATTAGACATCAGAAGAGCTTTAGGAACAATAGAAAAGTATGTAAATATTGATGTAGGGCAAACAAAAATTTTAAAACTAGCAAAAAGTTTTATTGATGATTTACCTGAAACAAGTAAAATTAAATTACCAGTACAAAATTTATTAAAAGATGTTGAGTTAAAAGCTGATTTTCTTCTAGAGTTTGCACCTGAATCTATAAGATATCTTTCTGATGCGTTATGGCCTTTGCAAAAAATATGGACAGGAGCACAGTTAGTTACAAGAATTGCTTGGCCTTTACGATTGTTTGGAGAAGGACAATTTAGAATGGGTCTTGATGGATTAGATAACTGGATAGATAGTCCAATGTCTACTTGGGTGTGGGGTAACTATTATAATGATGTTTTAGGAGCTCCTTTTAGAAAAGGAATGACTCCTAGTAAAAGAGCTTATGATGAAGTAGTGCAAGGCATAGTTGCAGATAGACCAGCAAATGTTTTTGGTAAACAGGTACAAAAAGAATTTGTACAAAACAGTTGGAGAAAAACACCTAAAGGAAGTATTGACAAAACAGATTTTACAAAAGGTTGGCAAGTAAATCTTAAATGGCCAATGGAAAGTGATTTAGCACAATCAATAGCTAGAGAATTATTAGATGGTACAGATTTAGTAAATACAAAATCACAGTTTTGGTCTGGTCCACTAAGAAAAATAAGGAATGATTTAAACGATACAAGATATGATTTAGATGGTAACCCAATGCAACCTTACACAAATTTAGATGATTCTAATAAATATGTAGATGACTATAAAGAATGGATTTTAGACTTAACTAAAGGTGATGAAGAGTTATTAACACTCATTGCAGACAGAAGATTAAACTATCAAGGTAGCACTATCGTGTTTGATGATTTTGATAGATGGACACCTGCTAATCAAAATTTGCTTAAAAAGTTTTTAGATGATAAATATGATACTGTAGCTCCTGACATTTTACCTATACCTGATTGGATTGTTGACAGTAAATTCCAAAAATTAACCAAAGGATATTTTCGTAAAGCATCAGAATATTTATGGTTTACTTTAGGTGAGCTACCAGATTCAGAACTGCAAAGAATACCAACATTCACACAGTACTACTGGCAAAACATAGCTTCTCAACTTCCATTCGGTGATGCTGCTTCTATTAGACACTTTGATGATTTAATTAAACAATCAAAAGTTCCTAAAGAAGTAGAAGAGTTGTATGTTGCTGGTAAAAACGCTGCTATTAAAAAATATGGTTCTTTAGAAAATGCTAGAAAAACATTACCTGAAGAAATGATATTGACTATTGATGAAATGAATGATGCTGCAAAAGGTTACGCTCTCGCTATGCACGACCAATTATTGTACAACCTAAATCAAAAAGGATATGTAGCTGAAGCATTAAGACTGGTGTTCCCATTTCTAGAACCTTGGAAAGAAATAGTATTTAACTATCCAAGACTGTTAGCAAAAAATCCAGCTGGTTTAAGAAAGATACAGTTAGCTACAGACAAAGGAACTAACAATGGATTCTTTTATACTGACCCAGTTTCAGGAGAAAAGTTTTATGTAACTGCTCCTACTGATTTGACAGAGTATGTATTTGGTTTAGAAGATAGAGATTTGACAGGATTAGAAGAAGATGTACAAATAAGATTAAGCTCACCAGTACAAGGTGCTAACTTGTTTACACAATCACCTATACCTGGTCTTGGGCCTGTTATGAAATACGCATATAAAACTATGAAAAGATTTATGCCAGAGTCACAATGGACACAAGATGTAGAGGATGTTATATTTCCCTATGGCTTAGGTGACCCAGGAATAGAAGGTGCTACAGTTGGACAGTTACCTGTGTATATGCAACAGGCATACAATACAGGATTTGAAGGTCAGTTAAATGAAGAAGCATGGGCTAATGATGTAGCTGCTGCTTCTAAGATAATGACAAAAGCATTTATGGAAGGATTTTTACCATACGACCCAAGAACAGATGAAGGAAGAAAACTCTTTGAACAAGATTCTATTGAGTTAGCTAAAAGACTTAATGTTTTTGAAAGTATGGCTAAAGGAATTGCTCCATCTTCACCTAGAGCAGAAGCTACATTTAAATTACAGTTAAGAGAAAGATTAGAAAATCAATCTGACTTCTTAGATAAAGATAATTTAATTGAAGTACTTGAAGCATTTATGCCTGCTGATTTTGAGTTTGGAAAATATGATGATGATTATTTTAGCAATTCAGTTATAACAGCAATATTCAGACAAGTACTCAATACTGTAGAGCCTGGTGAAGAGTATCTAGCATACCAAACAATAGCATCATTAATTGGTGGAACTCCTGAAGATTGGGATTCAATATATACTGCTGCATATTTAGTACAAGGTAACACAAGTACAAAAGGTTATTCATTACCTTCTACAGAAGAAGAGGTTGAATGGTTTAGAGCACATCCAGAAGCAGCAGAAAAATATGAATATACATTTTCTTTGTTTGCTCCTAATGTTTATGAATACGATATGTTAGATATAAATTCTTTTTATAACCAAGTAGATGAAGGACAAAGAGTTACTTTGACTATTGATGAAAAAGTAGAAAGAGCACAAGAAACTGCATATAGAATGATTTTTAATAACTTGTCACGACCAATCAGAGAAGCAAGAGCATCAGGTCAATTAAATGATAAAGATGCACAAGCAGAACTTGCAGTTATTAAAAATGAATTATTAGAAGTATTTCCATTAGGAACCTCTGCAAGAGATTTACCTAAACGAGAACCTGTCAGTAGATATGTTGTATTTGAAGAACTTAAAGAAGCGGCTAATGATGAATTAATAACCTCTACAGATGCAGGTAAAGGTTTGCAAAAGTTCTTGTATGGTGATGATGATAATGTAGGATTTATGTATATGGTTGACAAAATACGAGAAGAAAAGAAAAAAGTTACAGTAAGTGGTAAAGAAACATTAATGAACGAAGATACAGCAATATATTCTGCACTTGCTAGAACAGAAGATGGACAAGCTATGAGAGATTACTTATTTAACTGGGGAGCACAAGTAGTAGAAGAACATCCAGAGTTTGCAGGAATTTATAGAACAAAGTTTTTATCCTTAGTAGAATATCAATATACCCCATAATGAGGAAAGTATGATAACAGTATATAAAATAAACGAAGATGGAACAGAACTTACTTTACAAATAGAGAAAAGTCAGTTACAAGATTATATAAATTTAGGTTGGTCTGAAGATAAACCAGTAACTTTAGTAGAAGTTGCAACAGGTTCAGAAAAAAATGGTGTAGACATTACATACAGTAGTACAACAACTACAACACCTTCTCCCTTTGGTTATCCAGCTTTAATATCTGATGGTGCTGGTGGTTTTCAAGATGTGAGTGTTTATCTTAATGGATTAAACCCTAGTGGAAATTGGTATTATCCAGGTGATGAAGATGTAGTTTTAGATAAATTATCTACACAAGATATAAAAACTTTACAAGATAGATTAGTAAGAACACAATGGTTTTCTACAGAAGATTACAGTCAAGAATATGGTAGACCAGGTAGAGAAACCAGAAATGCTTTAATAAAAGCTATGACAGCATCTAACTTTGCTACTGGTGTTGGTTATGACACTTCAATAGACTTAGAGTTACTTAACCCTGGACAAGATATTTATGTTCCTAATAGATATAGGGAAAGCGATAAAGCTACTAGGTTACAAACTGTAGATGCAATATTTAGCAGTATAGGTAGAAAGCCGACTACTCGTGAAAGAAACTATTACGAAGTATTATTAAAAGATTTAGAACAAAAAGAATTTTACACTGATGAAGATATAACAAGAATTGGTGTTGAAGGACCTAAAGTAACTACTACTACAACTCCAGGTAAAGTTATTACTGAAGTTGATGAAGAAGAAGGTATGATAAATATTGTTGGTAGAGAACCAGGAGAAGTTACAAGAACAGTAGAACCGATACCTGGAGAGTTTGATGCTTTATCTAGATTACAAGAAACTATAAGAGGAGATTATGAGGGTGTTTTGTCTAGACAAGAAGATGTCAGCAGAGCAAGAAATAATATCGGCAACATTGCACAGTCAGTTATGCGACTTAAAGCACTGGGTGGATAATGCCCTCATCAGTAGAAGTAAAAGCATTAGTTGAGTATTTACAATCTTTTGGTGTAGATGATGCAATAATACCTTTGTTGATTATGACAGCTTCTTTTGAATCTGGATTAAACAATAATGTTGTAGGTGTGAATGATAATGGAACTAAAGACTATGGTGTCTATCAAATTAATATAGATAGTTTTTACACTGATAGAGATGAAAATAAACCAGATGATACTATTAAAACTTTTTTTAAAAAATCAGGTAAAAAATATAGTAAAAGCGAACTTGAAGAAAATATTAACAAAAACGAAAAGTTTGCATCAAGGTTTGTAGCACATTACATAGAACGATTGACTGATAATCCAGTATCTTTTAAAACAAAAGGTGACCCATTGAACAAATGGAATGCCTATAAAGACCTTGTAGTTCCACTCACTAAAGGTCAAAAGGTAGATAGAGATACAGAAAGTGTAACTAATGCAATAGGTGCTTATGTTAATTCATATATGCAAATTAAATCACAAGAGTTTAAAGAGCTATTTAATTATGACCCTTCATCTATAAGTACTATACCAACACCTGATAGAGGTAACAATGGCTGAAGATAACACACCTACAAATGTAGTAGATGATGTAGTAGATTATGATTTAGTAGATAATGAATTTGATGAATTACTACCAATAATAAAAAATCCTGATAATTTCCCTCTACCTGCTAATACAATATTTGGCAGACCACTATCGCAAGATGAATTTATGC